CTGTGGCTCAGACTGCCAACATCGTTGGTACTGCTGGTACTGTTCCTACTGACCTGTTGACCTACTTGACCGCTGGCGCTTATCTCGACAGCGAAGGCGCACCACGTGACGGTCGCCGTTCATGTATCGTTGAACCCTTCACATCTGCCACTATTGTGGACAGCTTGAAAGGTTTGTTTGCTCCTGTTCAAAAGATCAGCGACCAATACGAAAAAGGCATGATGGGTACTGACAGCGCTGGTATGAAGTGGAAAATGGACCAGAACGTTGTGTCGCAAGTGTTTGGCGCTAACAGCACCACCACCGTGACCGCTTCTGTGAACACCACAACTGGCACAGGCTTCTTGACTTCTGGTTGGGCTTCTAGCTCCACTATCAGCTTGACCGCCGCCAACACAGGCACTTTGAACCTGAACGCTGGTGACGTGTTCACTATCGCTGGTGTGTTTGCTGTTAACCCACAAAACCGTCAAGCCTACGGCTCTAACCGTCTGCGTAACTTCGTGGTGAAAACTACTGTTGCTATCGCTTCTGGCGCTTCTGGCAACGTGGTTGTGTCTCCTGCTGTGATTACTGCTGGTCAGTTCCAGAACGTGTCTATCCCGACTACTTCTGCTACTGCCGCTGTGACCCAGTTCAACAGCACAGGTGTTGTGTCTCCACAAAACATCATCATGCACAAAAACGCTTTCACTTTGGCAGTAGCCGATCTGGAATTGCCTGAAGGTGTGCATTTTGCTGGCCGCGCTTCTGATAAAGAAATCGGCTTGTCGATGCGTGTGGTGCGTCAGTACACAATCAACAACGACAGCATCCCAACCCGTTTGGATGTGTTGTATGGTTGGGCTCCTCTGTACCCTGAATTGGCTTGCCGCGTTGCAGCCTAAATCTGATGGGGGCGTAAAAACCCCCGTTGTTTAAAACTTTTTTTAGGAAATTTATCATGGCTAATCCAGGACCAGCAACCACCGTAACCCAAGAATCGTTTGCCCCAATGACAAACGTTGTCAAGGGTGGCGTGTTCTCTCTCTCCTTGACTCCCGCAGCAGTTGCAACCATCACCACCGCAGCCCAAAACTTTGCCAATACTGGCATTGGCTTGGCAGTTGGTGACTATGTTTCTGTGGCTTTTAACGGCGCTCAGACTGCTGGCGTTGGCGTTCTTGACGCTTACGTTTCTGCTGCTGACCAGTTGACCATTCGCTTTGTAAACCCAACCGCAGCGAGCGTGACTCCTGCTGCTGGTACTTACTTGGTGTCTGTGCAGCGCCCAAGCACCTCAACTGGCTCAAACGCAACATCACCATTGTTGTCTTGGTAATTTGAGCAAAACAAGGACGGGCCATCCTCAAAAGGGGTGGCCTTTTCTTTTTTTATCGTACAATCAAATCGTTCTTTTGTAAGGAATCATCATGCCTTCTACCACCATTGCCCGTGGAAATTCTCTTTCGACTTTCTACATTGCGCCAAGCCTGACACCAGTTTCTGTTGCTGCTAACACAACTGCCGCACAGACTTTCTCTATCCCTGGCTTGCAAACAACTGACATTGTGACCGTCATCGGTATGAACGTGGCTCAAATTGCTGGCATCGTTATCGCACAAGCTGATTGCTTGACCGCTAACGTTTTGACCATCCAGTTTGGCAACTTGACTGCTGCTGGCGTTGTGCCTACTGCTGGTGTTTACAACATCCAGATCGTTCGCGCCGAAGGTCCATTGCCTGTAACTGCTGTCTAATCATGGCTGCTACATCTGTTTTGCGCGTTGCGGGAAATACACACGCTATTTCCCTGACGGCTACATCCTCTACTGCATTGGAAATCAAAGCAGGCTATACCAACGACCAAGTTAACTTTGTTTCTGTCCTAAATACAGGTTCTGTGCCTGTTGCGGTGAAATTTGGTGATTCTGCCGTTGGTGCTGCTGTGTTTCCAGTTGCAGGCTCCACACAAGGTGATTACGTCTTGCCAGCACTAATGACACGACCAGTTATCTTGGCTGTTCCCGCAGCTCCTTTCTATGTTCGTGCTATCGGTTCTGCCGCTGGTCCGTCTATTTTGTACGTCACACCCGTTGGCGACCAATCCTAAAGGGGTTTTATGGCTGACCCTGCCGAGACTGAAAACCAAAACATCCTGCCCGTTCAGGCGCTGTTTAATTTAGACAACTCGTTTAACACTTTCATTGGGCAAGGTCAGCCGTTTTACGCTACTGTGAATCCAAGCCAATCTGGTTTGGCTATCACAAACAGCACGATCAATAGCACGACAATCGGTGCGACTACACCTTCTACGGGTGTTTTTACCAATATCTTGACCTCAACAGGGCAAGTAACTACTGCGCCAACAGCAAATACAGATATAGCAAATAAACAGTATGTTGATGCCGTTGCCCAAGGGTTAAACCCTAAACAGGCCGTCAAATGCGCCACAACCGTAAACATTACGCTGTCTGGCCTGCAAACGATTGACACCTACACCACATTAGCTGGTGACAGGGTATTGGTAAAAAATCAAACTAGCACACCAGCAAACGGCATTTACATTGCTGCGGCTGGTGCTTGGACACGCGCCACCGACATGGATGTGTGGGCAGAAGTGCCAGGTGCTTACACAGTCGTTTTAAACGGCACACAAGGCCAAACAGGTTGGGTTTCTACATCTGCCGATGTTGGCACGATCAACGTCACCGCAGTCACGTTTGTTCAGTTTTCAGGCTCTGCAACTTACTTTGCTGGCACAGGGTTATCTCTTGCGGCTAATACGTTCAGCATCACAAATACTGGCGTAACGGCGGCCTCTGTTGGCTCTGCATCTAAAACGCTGACTGCCACAGTAAATGCACAAGGCCAATTGACTGCTTTGGCCGACACAAACATTGCTATTGCCAACACACAGGTGTCTGGCCTTGGCACTATGTCAACGCAAAACGCTAATAACGTGGCGGTGACGGGCGGGGCAATTGATGGCACTACGATTGGTGGCACGACTGCGGCGGCGGTAACTGGCACAACCATTACGGCAAACACGCAATTTACAGGCTCTGGCGCTGGTCTAACTGGCACAGCAGGCAGTTTGTCTATTGGCGGCAATGCTGCTACAGCCACAACCGCAACGACTGCCACAACCGCAACCACAGCCACAAACTTGGCTGGCGGCGCTGCGGGTTCTGTGCCTTACCAGGCTTCTAGCGGTTCAACGTCTATGTTGGCGGCTGGTGCTAATGGTCAGGTATTGACTTTGGCTGCTGGCATCCCGTCATGGGCAACGCCTACAACTGGCACAGTCACATCGGTTGGCGGCACAGGGACTGTTTCAGGCATTTCTTTGTCTGGTACGGTCACAACGTCAGGCGATTTGACCTTGGGTGGAACGCTTGATCTGTCAGCACCTCCCGCTATTGGTGGAACGACTGCAAACACGGTCAGAGGCACAACGA